ATAGATAAGTTACTATCGGATCTAGTGGCGGAACGGGGTTGGAAGCGACGATGAAGGCTCTAGATAACTTGCTTCGGGGCAAATCAGCACCAGCGAAGGTAGAGTCTGAGATTATAGATGTATAGCCCCAAGATTATTAATGGGTTAGCGGCTAAATTGGAGTCAAATCTCCCATTTAAGCTTCGGGAATACTCCCTAGGCGAGGTGGATGAGTGGTCGGAGCATATGGAAGGGCTCAGGGAGCAAACAGGCAAACAGAGCTGGAGGCTTAAACGCTCATTAACTGAGGAAGAAGAGGCTTTTAAGCTCAATGAGCAGCTAATGTGTAAGATAAATTTCCCGTATTGGGCAACTCGTTATGCCTATATCCGGCACGAGAAGGGTGGAGACATCAGGATTAAATTCAGAGAGAGCCAGGAGCTTATGCTCAGCCATATCAGTGATATGCAAGAGAAGGGGTTGCCGATTCTCATCATCAACCTGAAGGCTCGTCAAATCTATTCCAGCACCCTCAGCGAGCTTATTCTTACTCACAAAGTGACTACAACTGGTGGAATTACGAGTTTGCTAGCAGCTGATGAACCAGCCCAAAGTGAGTTTCTTTTCAACATGATGCAGCGAGTTTATGAGCATCTCCCATGGTACCTCCAACCGCATAGGAAGTATGAAGTGAAAGGAACTCAAATGTTCTTTGACGAGCTGGACTCAAATATCCTCGTTGACAGCGGTAATAAGCATGGTGGTGGGCTGGGGCAGGGTAAAGCCATTCACGCAGGGCACTTAAGTGAGCTTGCGACGTGGAAAGATCCAGATATGGTTACAGCAGATTTGATGCCAGCCATCATTTCTGCAGCCTCACCGGACACCTTTTTCATCCTCGAAAGCACCGCTAAGGGCAAAACGAGTCGATGGCGTGATTGGTGGATGGCAGCTAAACGGAATAGATTCTTCGGTTTCAGACCCGTTTTCATCCCCTTCTACGTTCTCACCGAAAAGTATGCAGCTGAACCACCCGTGGATTGGATTCCCACCGAACGCACCCTCAACTTTGCTACATCGTTGCAAGTGACGAAGAATGTGAAGCTTACGAAGAAGCAAATCTATTGGTGGGAACAAACTTATGAGTCCTACAAGGAAGGGAATAAGCTTAATGAGTTTTATGCGGAGTATGCATCAGATGACGAGGAAGCTTTCCAGCTTACTGGAAAATCAGTGTTCCCGATTGAAATAATTCAGGACCTGAGGCGGAAGGCCATGATGCGGCCATATTGCCCCTATGCTGTTGAGGAGAGAGGCCTTTAGTGGTTAGCTTAGATGAGTATGTACAGAAAAGTCCTGAGGTTTATTCTCTTCAAAGTGGCAACTATAGGCTGAACCGAATTAACGAGTTCAGCTTCGATGACGTTATCCCTCCTTTCAACTGCTTTATCTTGTGGGAACCGCCTCGTAAAGGCTTCACCTATACCATTGGGGTTGACCCAAGCTGGGGAGTTGGACAGGATAGGTCAGTTATTCATGTTCTTCGAGATGGAACCATGCACTCTGCAGACTCGCAAGTTGCTGAATTCGTTACAGATGATATCAACATGCACGATTTGGCACCTATTTGTAATCTCATCGGTAAGCTCTACGAAGACCCAGTGGAGCAACTAGAAGCCCTCATGTCAGTTGAGTGTAACATTTCCGATGATATTGTTCATGATCTCCGGAATAAGTATGGTTATGGTAACCTGTTTATCTGGAAATACTATGATAACATACGCAGGCAGCTCTCAAATAAGTTGGGATGGTGGACAAATGCTCGCACTCGCCCGAAGCTCATCAATAAAGCCATGCAATATGTCAAGCATGGGTATTGGGATATTGCCAGTCCGTGGCTCATAGCGGAGATGGAAACCATTGAAAAGCTCGAGGATCAGGCTCAAATTAAGGCTGCGGACAAGTTTCATGATGATATGTTCATGGCAGGGGCTATTGCCCTTTGGTCAGCCCATGATATGGAGTTTGGAGATTTCGGTGAAGGAGATGTCGCCTCTGAGCGGGAGAGGCGGGCTGAGATGCGGTTAGCTTCAGAGTATATTCATGTTGCTCCAATCGCGGAGCGTAAGGATTTTCAAAATACAGCTATCACCTACAAGCAGATGATGGACTGGGGAGATGATGATTAATGGCTTTTGCGGATTACTTCAAGAAAAGTAAGGAAGAAATTGAAATTGACAAGGTAATGGCGGAGCAGGATGTTGCTACTATCCTTGCCCTTAAGCCCGAAGTGAAGGAGGAAGACATCCGTTTCATCCTCACAAAGGCCCAGGTTACGGAGTTGCAGGGTATGTTTGCAGGCTCTACCATCCGGAGTGGTGATGATCTCATGGATAAGCTTCGCCGGTCCCAGCAAGTGAGGCTCAGCGATGGCATTGACATCACCCTGACGACAGATGAGCTGTGGCAGCTTAAGCAACAGTCAACCGGGATGCGCCGAGACTATTTGGAATACGCTAAGGAACAGCTTGAGGATGCTCTTTCCCTCTATCTGAATGGATGCACGAGGGTTAGATAATGCCAATTCGAGAGTTTAGATGTCATGGAATCAAGGAGGTAATTCATCCTTCCCTTGACCCAGAGAAGGTTCCCTCCCCAACTTGTACGGAGTGTGGGCGTTTAATGGAGTTAATGATTAGTTTGCCTAGAATTGATACTAGTTCCACTGCCACTGCCACAGCTTTTACCAAGCCCTATACCGGTCCTGATGGAAGGGTATGGAATATTGACAATTTGCATAAGCTGCGAAAGGTAGAAAAAGAGTATGAAAAAACAGGGCATAATGTTCGTTTTGATGCTTGGAGTGCAAATCCTAGCAATCCTGATGTCGTTGACGGCTATGGTCCTTCTTATAGCGACCCTGATGTCAGCTCTAATAAAGTTTCGGTTGATTTAGGAGCAAAATAATGGCCCTCCCTTTCATTTCAGCACAAGAAGTCCAGCCCACCCATGTTCTTTATGAGCCATGGTACAAGCATCCACCTTCTGTCCGGTGTAAGTGTGGAGTTACCATGTATGCAAGGGTTAGGCAGGATGCTACCGCATATGTCACCCGCTTTGAATGTGGTGACTATAAGTGCCAAAAGTGCATTATTTTCATTGACAATGCCGGAGAGAAGGCGCATAATGCTGTAGACACTCCTCTCTCTAGGAGCTAAATGGCAGATAACTCCTTCCGATCCTCCGCAATTAATCCACCAATTCCAGTCATCAGACCCGCTGCCGCAGCTCCAGCCACTCACCTTACAGTTAAAGTAGGGGATACTCCTGCTGCAGGGTATCAATCTGAACTCGTCAACTGGGTTCAGCAAGCCCTCAAGGAAGGGGAGTCTATGCTTGCGGAGGAAAGCTGTGGTGAGGATGTAGAAGAAAACATCAAGATGACGATGGGCCAGTATAAGGATATGAAGACGGAAATGAATAAGCCGCTCTACAGATCCACCCACACTGAGAGTCGCATCGGAAAGAATATTAACGACATTGCTTCTGCCATTACAGATTTTAGACCCACCTGGCATCACAAGACATTCAATACCATGTATGAACGGCAGGGAATGATCCTGGATAAGCTTAGTGTTGCATGGTGGTACAACAATTATATTGATCTTAAGCTCCAACTCCTTGTGAAGCAGTCTCTTGTCGCTCGCACTGGTTATGCATATGTTTCATATAACCCTACTCTTTATGGGGGGCTGGGCGATATTGATATCATCATTAAGGATTACCGGGATGTCATTCCAATACGCCCGAATTCCAAAATCTCTATCCAAGACTCATTTGGAGTCATTATCCGAAGCCGAAATACAGTCAATTGGGCTAAAGCACGTTATGGTGACAAGGCTGCTAACATTAGACCAACTTCTGAAGGCTCCTACCTCAAAAATGCCGTCACCTCCAAGTTTAGGGTCTCGTCCCCAGCCTTAGATTACCTTGACGCTCAACGCAAGAAAACTGAAGAATTCGCCATCCCCCTCTATGATCACTACGAAGTCTACATAAAAGACCCCTCAATCAATTCAGGATCGTCCAGAAAGTGGGTTGGGCCCGGACCTGAGGGTGAACACCCTTGGGGTTATTGGGTTGAGCCTGGGGCTGCCCTTTACCCTCGTGGGCGGCTTATCATCTGCGCCAACATGATTCAGGTCCTCTACGATGGTGGAAATCCATACTGGCACGGGATGTTTCCTGTTGCTAAGCTCACCCTCGATCCGATGCCGTGGTCATTTCTTGGTAAGTCAGCTATTGCAGATGCAAAAAGTCCACAGTTGGCAGTAATTGAACTGGGGCAAGGCATCATGGATGCGGCGCGTAAGGCGCTTAGGCCCGGAATTATTGCAGACAAGAACTCTGTGAGTCGGCAGGTGCTGGAGCGCTTCGACAGTCGTGAACCTGGTTTTAAGCTTAAAACTAACCCCAGTGCTGGTCAAGGCATCATTTTAGAGCAGCCTCAGCCTCTCCCACCGTACATTTTGGATCGTATTGGTTACTACAACAACAACATTGACTATAACATGGGTGTTCTCGACATGAGAGCTCTAGAGCAGGTTCGAGCGCTTAATGGCAACGTTGATGTAGAATCCATGATGGAATACCTTGGTCCCTCCATCCGAACTCGTGGACGAGTGCTGGAAGTCTTCCTTCGTGAAGTTGGGGAAATGATGAAATACAATTTCTTCCAATTCTACAACTTAGGCCGCCGCATTCAGATCCTTGGTAAGGATGGGATTGACTTTGAAGACTACGATTATGATCCAGGCTCCCTTGTACCGAGTGGTCCAGCCCCAGAGATGGGCCAAGAGGCTGGCCGTTTTTACAATGTTAGTAAAGACCAGAATGGATTCGATAAATATGATCTAAAGCCCCGCGCCGAGAGGGCTGCCGAACACGCTAAGTCCTTCGTCTTCTTTCTAACCCCCGGTTCATTGCTCAACATGAGCAAGCGCCAGGATCAGCTTATCTACTTGCAACTCTTCCGAATGGGTGCCCTCGATATGCAGACCCTGTTAGAAAAGCTAGATATCCCGAACGTTGGAGAGTTGCCGGGTCAACCCCAAACCATCATGGCGCGTCTTGCAGCCGCAGCTGAGGCTGGAGCTCTGGGTGCTATTAGTGCTGCTGGCCGTAAATCAACCGGTCAGGAGATGCCAAATCTTCGTCAAGACCTCAAGATGAGCGAGAGTGGCTAAATATATCTTGACAACCGCTCAACTCCTTGATACAATTGTAAGTTGTTAGAACCTGCCTCTACCCGCTAGGAGACCCCGTCAATGAAGATGCCCAAGCCCAAGACAACTAAATCCTCTGGAAGCAAAGCTGGCTTTCGTTCTCCTTTTAAACAGGCGGCTGTTTCTCGCGCCACCTCAAGTGGCCGCAGTTATAGTCGTGGTGGCCGAGGCCGTTAATAGCTTACGATCAACAAACTCCTATTGGTTTCACTGACCCTAATGTTGTTCGGCCAATGCCGAAAGGAAAAAGCTAATGGCAGTAGGCGCTCCGCCTGCCCCAATTCCTCAACTAGATGTTCCTCCGCCTAGTCCACCGGAAACTCAAGCCGGTCCACCGTCCGGCGATGCCTCTTTTGAAGGCCTCTCTCCGCAGACGGGGGCCGATATGACCGGCGCTCTTCAAGTTGTTCAACTCACTCTTCAGACCGCACAGGCGGTCGCCCAAGGCCTCGACATCCTTGGCAAAATTAACCCCGCTTTCGGTGCCGTATCAGCTCAGATGCAAACTCTGCTGAGAGAGGGCGTGAAAGCAGCGTTGCAGCAAGGCGCACCCGGATCGGAGCCAAGCCAGGGCAGTTCATTCGCAGGAATGGGCGGTCAAGGTTAGGAAGATCCTTCGGTGACGCACGGAGGCTATAAACGTAATGTTTGATGTTAACGAAATTCTAAAAGATGTTCCCGGTCTCACTGATGAGCAAAAGGCTACCCTTCAGAGCACTCTCTCCAACCCCGTGTTGAAGCAGAGGTTAGAAGATGGGCACCTTCGACAATCAGACTATTCCCGACTCAGCGCAGAAGCACAGGCAGAAATTAAACGCTCCAAAGACTATTACAATGAATTAGTAGCCTGGAAAGCGGGACAAGCTGATCCAAATGCTGACGCCAACGCGGGAGGAGGTGATCCAGAATATCTCTCCAAGGAAACTTTCCGGCAGGAACTGTCGAAAGTGGAAAATGGAGCCATCGGTTTCATATCAACCTTGAGTAAGACTTCCATGAAGCATTTTAAGGAATTTGGAACCATTCTCGATACAGAAGCTGTCATTGCCAAAGCACGGCAGGATGGCACTAACTTTGAAATTGCTTACGACCGTTTTGTCCAACCAGATCGTGAAGTTAAGGCTAAGGCTGAACTTGAAGAGCGAATTGCTAGGGAGAGGAAGGAAGCAGCTGCAGAAGCTCTTGCTAACGTCTCCATTCCAACCGGCAACCCTAATGCTGGAGGCTCTCTCACTGGGGGCCAACCACATGTCCTTGATATGATCGCAGACAAAACTAAATCGTATGGCTGGAAAGCCGCAGCCGATGCTCACACTCGTGATGCTATGGCAGGAACAATCAAGCACGACTAAATGCCCTTACCTTTTCGGTGTTGGGCGTTGTCAATTTTATAATCACTTAGGAGAATAAAAACAATGGCCAACATTGTTAATGAAGTTAACGTCTACACCCATGATAATATCGTTCCGGGCGTTGTAGATGGTGTCTTCAAAAACGACCCCCTCCTGGCATACCTTAAGGCAAACGGCATTCAGCG